GTTTCCGCACCGCGTCACTTCTCTATTAACGGGTTATGAAATCCAAGTTACACCAGCCGAAAAAGCCACACCGTAAAGAGGCGGTGCGCGGAGTGGCCCTGACGACGCTGGCGGCATCAACCGGCGTAGCTAGAAAGACGCTTGGCGAGTGGGAGAAAGCCGGCATGCCTACCACCAGCACCGAGGCTGCAATGCGGTGGATGGTAGCGAACCGTCCTGATTACTTTCAGATCGAGGGCAGCACCGATCAAAAGCAGTGGACAAAAGCCGATTGGGAGAAGCACAAGTTGCGGTATCAGGCGTTGACGGCGGAGCATCGTCATAAGATTGAAACAGGCGAGGCGCACAATACGGAACAGTGCTGCAAAAGCATTACCGGATTTTTCAGTGAAGGATTGCAACCTTTGTTGTCAGTGGGCAGTCGGTTGGCGGCGCAGTTCCCGGAGTTGGGGCAGCGGTTGCGGGATGCTGCGGACAAAGAGATTGACGCGGCGATGGCGCAGATACGGGAGGGGCTGAAGTGACTTGGGAGCACGTTCAAGGCATGGCGTTGGTTGCGCTGCTACTTGCGTTCTACGCGCTGGGAAGGCTGCGTAGATGATACTCCCCGAACACCGCGAGGCGTTGCTGGCGGCGATACCGAACCGGGACAGTCGGCCAATCTGGGCGATTGCGGACGGGCGGTATGGCATGGACAGGACGCGACCCGCTGGTGAGAAGTGGCAGCTATCGCGGACGCCTTGGTGGAAGCAGCCGCTTGACGATTTCCGGGATGACAACGTGCGCGAGATCGTCATCATGGCCGGGAGCCAATGCAGCAAGACGGCGGGGATGCTTGTTGCGTTGGGCTGGGCGGTCAAGAACAATCCCGCTCCTATGCTGTGGATCACCGGCAACGACGACCTTGCGAAAGACGCGAGCCAAGAGCGCGTGACGCCTACGTTGGAGCGGTGCCCTGACAGTGCGCCGTTGCTGCTGAACAATCGGCTCGACAAGACGACGTGGAAGATTCGGTGCAAGACGTGCACGGTGGACATTGCCGGGGCGCAGAGCAGCACGGCCTTGGAGCAGAACCCTTACCGGTTCGTGTTTGGTGACGAGGTGCGCCAGTGGCCGACCGGTAGCCTGCAAAAGGTGGAGAAGCGGCAGCGCAGTTTCGGGGATGCCAAGCGGTGCTTTTTTTCCACGCCGATGCTACAGGGTGACGAGTTCCACCAGCGGTATCTTGCCGGCACGCAATGCGAGTGGGTGTGGCCGTGCATGAAGTGCGGTGTGGAAAACAAACTGGAATGGAAGGCGGTAAAGTATGCGCCCACTAGCGGCGAGATTACAAGGGCAGTTTGTGTCACTGGCAATGTTGAAACAACATATATCGCCTGCGCTGGGTGTGGCGCTGCTCACGGAGATTCGCCGTCAGTCCGCCGCCACATCATTGAAGCCGGCCACTGGCAAGCGCAAAACCCGACGTCGCACGCGGGAGTAGTCTCGTATCACTGGAACGCATTGCTCCCGCCGTGGGTGCGGTGGGCTGACTTGGTTGCCGAGTGGAAGCAAGCCAATGACCACTTGAAGCGGGGCAACCCGGAGCCGCTCAAGGTGTTCGTGTGCGAGACGCTGGGCGAGCCGTGGCAGGAGCGCGAGGTCGAGGCCGACCCGGAAGCGTTCAATTCGTGCCGTGGCGATTACAGCAGTGCCGACGAATGGGATGCCGAACTCAAGCGGGCCGATGGCGTCAAGGCGCGGGTGATTGGCGCGGACGTGCAGCAGGACGTGATTTACTGGCGGTGCCGGCTGTACGGCGCAGACGGTGCGAGCCGCGGGCATGGGTGGGGGCGGGTGTTCACGTTCGCGGAGTTGGACGATCTGGCGAAGCGGCTTGGCGTCAATCCGAAATACATCGGCGTGGACTCTGGCTACCGCACCACCGAAGTCTACCGGGCTTGCCTGCAATACGGCTGGAAAGCGACGAAGGGCGAAGACCGGGAGCAGTTCATCGTTGACGTGCCCGGCATGGGCCGCGTGCGTCAGGCGTGGAACCGTTCGCAGGCCGACCCGCATTCCGGCACGGCGCAGGCGGGGCGTCAGGTGGTGCCGCTGTACCTGTACGCTGACCCGACGATTCAGGACATGCTGGCTTTGCAGATGGCCGGCAAGGCGGGGCACTGGACGTTCGAGGCGGACGCGGGGAGTGAGTACGTCGCGCAGTTGTGCAGTGAGGAGAAGCGAGCCGACCCGAAGACGGGCAAGATCGAGTGGGTGCGTGTGCGTCGGGCGAACCACTTACGGGACTGCGAAAAGATTGCCAGCGTGATTGCGTTGGCGTCGGGGATTCTCAAGGCATGACCGCGTGTGAGCTATGCCGTGGGGCATGTTGCGAGTCAATCTACCTGCCGCTGGCCGGGTTGAATGCGGACGGCATCCGGTGGTTCACGGCGCACGGCAGGCCGATGGGTGTCGGGGTAGAGCTGGAGTGTGCCTGTCTGCATCTACAGGAGGGCCGGTGTGGGTGCTATGAGACGCGGCCCGATGTTTGCATCAACTACAAAGTCGGCGGCGAAGCCTGTCAGTCAGTGATTCGCCGGCGACGTCAGAACTGGAGGGACATTGAAAAGCTATTTACAGTTTAACCGTGATGGACAAGTAGCGATTGACACGCAAGCGATGCGGAACGATGGGGTCAAGCTGTTCACTGCTACCCCGTGCTACGGCGACTTGAAAGTCTATTACAAGTCCAGCATCGGCGCGTTGGAAAATCAGTTGCGGGCGCGGGGCATTCCCATGCGCGAATACTACCAAGTCGGCAACAGCAACGTGGGGCTGGCGCGGGCGGTTTGCTGCCAGCAGTTCTTGCAAAGCGACTTCACGCATCTGCTGTTTATTGACTCTGACATCGAGTTCAAGTGGGAGGATGTGGTGCGGATGCTGGCGACGGGCGTTGAGGTTGTCGGTGCGACCTACCCGAAGAAGCGTATCCGGTGGGCGGAAGTCATTGCGGCGGCGAAGCGTGGTGAGTTTGACGCACTAGAGGGGGCCGGTGTGGAACTGACGCACATCCCATTGGAGGGCGGTGAGCGGCGGGCGCACCTCAAGGAAGTGGCGGGATTGCCCGGCGGGTTCCTGATGATCGAGCGCAGCGCGTTGGTGAAGATACAAGAGCAACGGCCCGACATCGTTTTTGAGCTTGTGCCGGGCGGGGAGAAGATTGCGGACTTCTTTCCGATGATGCGCGTGGACGGGGGCTACCGTGGCGAGGACTACGGGTTCTGCGATTTGTGCCGGCAGGCGGGAATCAAGTTGTGGATGGACTGCGCCATACAGGTCATCCATCACGGCAACTACGGCTACGCGGCCACACCGGCCCAACTGGAGCGGCTGGTGCTGTGAACAACGGGGCCGACCAACTCAAGCGCGAGATGCAAAGCCTTCTCCGCCGGTACGCTGGCGAGAGTGACGTGACCATTGCCGAGGCCATCGGCGTGATTGAGCTTGTGAAGGCGGAGTTGATCGCGCTGGCGCAGGACGACGGCGAGATGGAACCCGCTTAAAGACCGAGGCGCGGCAACCGGTTTAACCGTGTCCCGCGCCGTTCCTCTGGGGTGGTCTTCACAAAGACAAACCGTGTCAACCGTTGACACCGTGACCCTTTGTGAATGTTGAACCCATACCTGTCGCTGACCGAGGTCGAGCTAGTCGACCAGCGGAATGATCTGCTGGCCGAACTCAAGCGACTGCGTACCGGCATTCAACTGGCCTCTGACTCCCGTGGCGGCAGTTCCTACTCGCGCAACCGCATGACCGTCGCGCAGTTGCGGGAGGAGCTACAGCTTACGGCCTTGGCTCTCCAAGCCAAGAACCCCGACACCTACGGCGCACTCGTCACCGAATCCTACTCGGACTTCAGCTTCCACGACGACGTATGAAAACGCTCCAACGCATCAAGAACGTCGGCAAAGCCCTCGCGTTTACGTGGCGGCACTACGAAGGCACTGAGCGGCACAGCCGGCAACGGGGCTACATCACGCACGCCGCGCAAGATCACTCCAAAGACCTGAACAAGACCGAGCGCGAAGACGGCATGGCGATTAGCCGGTTGCTGGCCGGCAACTCTGGCTTGTACCGGGGAGCCTGTCACCTGCTTGGCCGCTATGCCGTGGTGGGAATGCCGCAGTCACAGTCGGCCAATCGCCAGTGGGCGAGTCAGGCTGAGGACGCTTTTGCAGAGTGGGCGAAGATCCCGGAAGTCACCGGGCGTCTGACGTGGCACGACATCCAAAAGCAATGGAACTACGGTTGCGACCGCGACGGCGATATCGGTTGCATCCTGACCAACGAAGACTTCCCGCAGCTTCAGTTAATCGAGGCGCACCGCATCAAGTCGCCCGACGAATCCAACCCGGCATGGGTGGATGGCGTTCGTGTCAACAAGTACGGGCGGGCGGTGGCCTACGGCGTCAAGCAGGGCGAGGACGTTGTGCCCATCCCCGCCGCTTCCTTTCTGCTGATTGGCGAGCCGACACGGGCTACCGGTAGCCGGCACGAGTGCGCGTGGATTGCCGGCCTGAACCACATTCGGGACACCAAAGAGATTCAGGGCTTCATCAAAACTACGATCAAGAACGAGTCCGCGATTGCCTTGATTCGCAAGCTCAACGGCGGCGTGTTGCAGAATGTCGGGACAACCGATTGGGGCACCGATACATCGCCGGCAGGAGATACCGTCAACCGTGTTTTGGAGCAGATTTACGGCGGCAGAATCCCCGTGCTGGACGTAAACGAAGAAATGCAGTCATTCGCCACCGACCGGCCCAGCCCGAACATCCAGCAGTTCTTGGAGTTTATCATCAGAGATTTCAGCGTGGGCAACGGCATCCCGTTCGAGGTGCTGTGGAACCCGGAGAAGCTCGGCGGCACGGCGCAGCGGTGGGTGATCGCGTCATTCCAGCGGCGGGTCAACGAGCGGCAGTTGCTTATCGAGCGTCACGCCACCCGCATCTACGGCTGGGTGGTGGCGAAGTTGGCGAAGCGTGGCGACATCCCGCAGTTGCCGGAAGACTGGTATCGCGTCCGCTGGCAGAAGCCCGCCGAAGTCACCGTTGACGTTGGCCGTGAGCAGGCGCAAGACCGAGCCGACTTCCAAGCCGGCCTGATTGACCCCCGCGACTTCTACGCGAAACAGGGCTTGGACGCCGACGATGTACTGGCCTCGCGTGTCGAGTGGGCCAAGCGGCTGCTCAAGGCGGCGGGAATGCCAGAGACGCCCATCCCGTTGTCGCTGCTCTACAACGCGACCCCGAACGGCAACACCCAACCAGCGGCAGAACCACAGCCGGCACAGGAGCCGACACCATGAAACAGCTTACCTACTTTGAGTTAGCGAGTGGCAAGATTGACCGGCGGCGGGGCGTCATCAAGGGCTGCGCCGTCATCACGGTTGGCGAGGCCAAGGGCCACGGAATGCGCGTTGACCTCACCACGTTGGAACAGGTCAAGGACTCTGCCGAAGACTACGTTGGCGGGCTGGCCGTCCGGTTCGCGCAGGAAGACCACGGCGGCGGGGCGGCGAATATCATCGGCAATCTCCGCAACTGGCGCATCGAAGACGACACGCTCCGCGCTGACTTGTTTCTGCTCAAAGCCCACCAAGACTACGAACTCGTGATGGAGATGGCGGCGACCATGCCGGAGGCGTTCGGGCTGTCCATCGTCTTCTCTGGCGTCCACGAAGACACCGACAACGGCACCTTCGCCCGTTGCCAAGAACTCTACGGCTGCGATGTGGTCAAGAACCCCGCCGCCAACCCGACCGGGCTATTCCAAGCCAAGCCTCAAGTTGACACCAACCCTCAAGGTGAACCTATGAAGAAAGACGAGCAATCCAAACAGATCGAAGTCGAGCTATCGCAGACGACCGCGGCCCTCAAGACCGCAGAGGACAGTCTCAAGCTCAAGGACGAATCCATCGCCAAGCTCACCGGTGACGCGACTGCGTTGACGGCGAAGGTTGGCGAACTGGAAACCGCGCTCAAGGCCAAGACAGAGGAAGCCGCCAAGTCGGTGGAATCCTTGCAGGCCGTGGCGGTGGAAGTCGAGTCGCTGAAAGTGCAACTCGCGGAAGCCAAGGCGTCCGCCGGCAAGCTGTCACAAGACGCACTTTCGGCCATCGGCGTCCCGCCCGTGGAGACATCCATGGTGCCGGAACCGCCGAAGGCCAAGACCGAGCAGGAACTTTGGGCCGAGTACGCCGCCATCGAAGACCCGTCCAAGAGGGCGGCGTTCTACGCGGCCAATCGCAAAATCATGGGCGTCCTGATTCGCCCCAACCAATAACCAAACCGAAAGGAACCAATCATGAGTAATACAATCGCAGGTGTCAATCTCGCGGCCATCGCCGCCGAATCGTTGCAGGTGCTCCAGAGCAAACCTCTGTTGCTGTCCCGCATCTCCAAGAACTTCTCGTCCGACATCACGCCCAACGGCGCGTCCATCACGACCCGCGTGCCGGTGGCCCCGTCCGTGCAGGACATCTCCAGCGGGTACAGCCCGACGGCGATCAGCATGACGGCCTACACCGTGACCTGCAACCAACTCTACGGCTACGTTGTCGGCCTGACCGACGCCGAAGTCACCAACAGCGTCGTGGACATCCAACGCCTGTTTGTGCAGCCGTCCGTTGTGACGACCGTCAACAAGGTGGAAAACGCTTTGATGGCGACCATCACCAACTCGGCTTTCAGCCAGAAGGTCACCAAGACGACCGCGCAGTTCGACAGCGATGTCATTGCGGATATGGTGGAAACCCTCCGCACCGCCAACGTCCTCGGTTCGCTGACGCTTTGCATCAGCCCGGCCTTGTTCGCCAACCTGATGAAAGACTCCAGCGTCAAGAGCGCGATGGCCTTCGGTCAGGGTGCGCCCTTGCCCACCGGCGTGGTCGGCCAGATTCATGGCGCGGATGTCATCGTGAACACGAACATCCCCAACAACAGTGAGAACCTCGTCGGGTTCATGTGCGCCCCGGAATCGTTGCTCATCGCGGCCCGCGCCGTGGTGGTGCCGCAAAACTTCCCCGGCCAGATTCTGAACGACGTGGAACCGCAGTCGGGCCTTCCGCTGCAATTCCGCTACTGGTACAACCCAGACGCGGCCAGCCAGCCCGGCAGCCACAACTTCAGCGTGGCGACCAACTACGGTGTTCTGCCCGGCGTGCCGGCAAACCTCGTCCGCATCGTGACGGCCTAAGTTTAACCAGAGGGTTTATTTATGTATTACCGACCTTCGATTGTGATTGGCAAAGACGTGAACGGAAAGACAAAAGTGGTTTACGCGGGCGAAGACCCCGACAAGGCCATTGAGTCGTTCAAGTCTCTCAGGGATTCGGGGGGCAAGGGCTTCGAGGCTCTTGCCCTCTTCCTGAAACCGATGGATTCTATGCACGCCAAGTTCGAGGTGAAACAATGAAGTACGCAATCGCTGCCGTCGCCGCCGTGTTAGTGGTGGCCTCGGCCTTTGCCGAAGTGCGGCAGACGCGCTATGAAGTCGTGGCCCGCACCAACGCCACTTCAGCCGTGCAGATCAACGGCACATCGGCGGGCAAACTGTATCGCGTCCGTGTGGACGTGAGCGGCGCCGCCAAGACCAACGCCCTCGTGCTGGTGGACGCTGACGGCTCCATCATCCTGTCCAATGCGTACACGAGCGGGACAACGTATGTCTCGTTCACCAACAACCCCGTCCCGTTTGTCGGCATGGACATTAAGACGTTCGGGGCCAACACAACCGCAGTCACCAACACTCTCACTATCACCATCGAAAGGTAATCACAATGAAGAAACACATTCTCACAATCATCGGCTGCGCGGTACTCGCCACTTGGGTTCTGGCGGAGGTCGTGCAAGTCAAGAACACAGCGGAAGGCTATCGCATCGGCACTACCTCAACGCAGAAGATCGGATTCTTTGGTGCCACTCCCGTTGTCAAACAGACCGGCGTCACAGTGGCAGACGGGGGTGCGCAAATCCTGAGCAACCAACTGGCTTCGGCAGCCGCTCAGACGCAAGTGGTCAAGGCTGGCGCGACACAGGTTGCTCTGACGCTGAACAGCGCGACGCTGACCTATGTGGCGTCCATTGACAACGGCACCGGCATGATGGCTAGTGTGTCAGTGGTGACCAACGCGTCGGTCAACACGGTATGGGGCTTTGCCACGACGACTCCACAGGTGGTCATCACCAACAGCATCGCTGCCGCTTCGGTGGCGACGAACCAGATTGTCGGCACGGTAGCTACTAGCGCCCTCTCGACAAACGTGGTCACCGCGCTCCGTAACCTTGGACTCGCAGGCGACTAACATCAACATTCGGGTTAGACCCCGCTCGCCTTCACGGGTGGGCGGGGTTTTTCCTTTAGGAGCAAGACATGGGCAACGAACTGAGCAGACTACGGGCGGAGAGTTTCCGGGAAAGCCGCAAGCTCGACGGCAGCACGTTCACGGTCAACGGCGGCAGCACCAGCTACACCGGCATCGTCGCCAGCGGCGCGGAGATGAAAGCCCTACAGGTGGGTGGATTCATGTTGGATTACGACAAGCAGGTTGACTACCTGCCGAGCGAGATCACGCTGGCCGTTGGTGACAAGGTCACGAGCGGCGGCAAGGTGTACCGGGTCACGCAACTCAACGGCGACGGCGAACCCATCTGGACGGCGAACCTGACCGGCGTGGACAAGTAAGATGGGCAACAACGGCGTCATCCTGACGGTGGATACCTCGCGCTTTACCCGCGCATTGCGGGAGTACGCGGCGACCACCAAGAAGGATGGCGACGAGATTGTCAACACGGCGGCCAAGCATCTTTGCTACCGTGCCGTCCAGACAACGCAGTTTGCCAACAAGTCGGAAATCGAGGCGTTGCGGCAAGTGTCATCCGTGGTTGTCTTCGGCAAACGCGGGCAGAAGCTCAAAGACTTTACCGCTTCCTCGTTGCGGTCACAGCGCAAGCGAACGAACTACGCTGCCACGTCTAAGGGGTTCATGATCTACCTCGCCAGCCTGCGGAAACGCGGGAAGTCGCCGGCGGAGTTTTCCAGCCGCAAGACACTGGAAGCCGGTGCGCTGAAAATGATCGGCGCGAGGTTGCGGGCGGTGAACTATCTGCGTTCTGGTTGGCTCACCGCAGCCAAGTCATTGGTCGGTGTCAGGTCAACCGGTGCCGTATCGCTGCCCGGCACCAATCCCGCGCCCGGTGGTTCCAAGAAGTCAACCGGTGGTAAGGCGTCCGCGATGGTGTGGAACGCCGCGCTTTACAACAAGTTCGCCAACGGCGTTTCGGCGGGGTTGTTTTCCAGAGGGAAGGTTGGTTTGCAGAAAGCCCTAGACGTCTCGCAGGCCAAGCTGGAGCAGATCACCAAGGAACGCATGGCGCGGGCGGCTAAGCGGTTCAATTCTTAGGCTTCGGGATCGCTGCCTTGCATTGGGCCTGCACCGCCGGTGGAAGCTCGGTGAGCCGCAAAGCGAATTGCTTGCCGCCTGCAAAGACGCGGACTTCTTTGGCATCCTCGCGCACGCGAATATCCTCCACGTTCTTAATCACACTCTTGGCGGTTACGACTGTTCCGGTTGGGTTCTTGACCTGATGCCAAGTGTAGGTATTCCCGACTCCTAGCCCGACGCTTCCGTAGTCGTCGCGGGGACGCAGGGTGATTGTTACGTCACCAGCCATTGTCACGGTGGCGATTATCCCCACCAACAGCGTGAGTAGTGTTTTCATGCCTCAAGCATAGCCATCTTCCGCCGGGTGTCAAGTTGACACCGCCCGCCTTGGTGAAATGGCAGACCTCGCCCGAACCCTTGAAGCGCGTCTCATTACTTGGCTGGCCGAGTCCGGCACGCACAGCCAATCCATCGGCATTACCGCCGTCCACCGCTGCGCCGACGCCACGCTCCCGCTCCCGTCCCTCGTCTGCATGGTCAACGTCAACGGCGAGGCCATTCACGGCACGGGCGTCTATGACGTGGAACTGGTCGTCGAGTACCGCAGCAACGCCGACGACACCACCGCCAGCGACGCCTCGACGGTCTGGGGCAAAGTCAAACACGCGATGCTTTGGGATGTGCTGGCCACGGAACTGAGCGACCCCAGCAACCTCAAAGTCTGGGGCGTCATCTGGGACGGCAGCGACACGGAGGAGAACGAAGACCGTAGCCGCATCAAGCGGCTCACCATTCGGGCCATCGCCCAACCCTCTGACAACGGTTGACACCACCACTCTTAACGAAGGAACACTCACATGGCAGCAACACTTATCGGAACAACAGGACTGGCCTTCGGGCTGGCAGTTGAAACAGGCGGCATCTGTCAATCCAGCCGCTACCGCGAAACCATCCAGACGGCGGAAGTCGCGGATGAAGACGGCGACATTACCGGCGCGGCCTTCTACGGCCCCACGGGTGAAATCTCGCAGGAGCTTATCTTCACCAGCGCGGCGGGCGTCATCTCGGCGGCATTGGGTTCGGCTAACACCCTCGCCAACCACACCCCGACCGGCACCGAACGGCTCACGGAACGCGAGACGAGCCTGACCAACACCGGCTTCAAGACCGTCAGCGTCACCCTCAAGAACTACCCGTCCATCTAAGGCACCCATGGCAGCTACCAAAATCGGCACCGCGGGGCTGGTCTTCGGCGTCACGCAAGACGTGGGCGGCTACATCACCAGCACCCGTTACCGCGAATCCATCCAGACCGCCGAAGTCATGGACGACGACGGCGACATCGTTGGCGCGGCGTTCTACGGCGCGTCGGGCGAGATCGCGCAGGAACTGGTGTTCACCACGGACACCGACGCCCCGCACGCTACGGCTCTTGGCTCGCAAGTGGCGAATGCCAGCATCCAGAACCACTCGACCGCCGGCACGTTGCGGATGATTGAGCGGGAAACGAGCCTCACCAACACCGGCTTCAAGACCATCAGTTTCACCTTGAAGCACTACCCCGAAATCACCCCCGCAGTATGAGACGCTATCTGATTCTCGCGTTGCTGTTGGCCGGTGGCGTCTATGCCGCCAACGAGTTGGTCATCAACGGCTCCATCTCCTACAACAAATCGGGCGCGCAGATTCAGCTTTCCAAGCAAGCCACGATCACCGTCACCGGCAACACCTATTGCGACACCGTTCTGGACATCGGCACCAACGAGACCAAAGTGACGCTCTGCACCGGCTTGACCACGCCCGGCGCGGCGTATCTCCAAAACCTCGATAGCAGCAACTCCGTATCATCCGGCACCACCACGAGCGACCTCGGTATGAAGCTGAAAGCCTCGGAGTGGGCCGTGTTCCGCATGGCCTCCACCAACCTGTATCTCAAGGCCGACACCACAAACGTCTTGGTGCGCGTCTTGATCTTCTCGGACTAACCCTATGAACGCGATTACCAAAGCCCCGAAGACCACCGAAGTTTTTCGCACCGAAGACGCCTGGCTCGCCGCGGCCCTCATCACGATGGGCTGCCCGCCGTTTATGGCGGACGGGCAGGGGGCCGTATTGCGCACGGTCAATCCTGACGGCAAGGAACTCTGCAATTTCCTGTTTGTCAGCACGGACGAAGTGAAAGACCTCGCCCGCAAATGGCTGCACATCGAAAACACCATGGCGCAAGAGCCGGAGCATCCCATCTGCTACCTCCACGCGCTCATGCACAATCGGAACCGCTGCATTGACGCGGTGAAACAAACCCGCCGGCTCGTGTTCGCCAAGAAGATGATTGGCGGGCGCGAAGTGCTGGCCTTCTACACGGAGAAACAATGACCGAGATTACCCACGACCCGGAACTGCAAGCCGCACTCAACGAGAAACCCAAGCCCGCGCCAGCCGCGGTGACGGTGGACTCACCGAACGAGTCGCGCAAACTCGCCGCGTTCTTACCGAAGCAACGCACCATTGCCGGGCGAAAGCTCCAGCCCTACACGATGGGACGAAAGCTGATTCTGCGACGTACCAGCAACGAACTGCTCCGCCTGCGCGATCACGCTTTGGCCTACGCCGCCCAGCATGACTTGACCTACGACACCCTCAAGGATGCCGACTGGTTCGCCGCCATCGCGGCCATCCCGCAACTGGACGAGCACGCCGTCGCGTTCCTGTACGTTCTCTGGGCCGACATGGACGAACTCGTGGCGCAGTCGCGCGCACCGGAGAAGTTTCAAGCGGCGGTGTTCGGGTTTGCCGACAATCTGCGGGGTGGGGAACGCGGAATCATGCCGCTGGTGCTGGATATCCTCGTGGAGTCCGTCGCCGGCAACGACTACGAGGTGACCGGGGATGCGAGCGCAAGCCCAAACTGATACAGCCCGTCGAGCCGGCCAGCTATGTCATCCTGCTGGCGGAGGCGACGGGCTGGAGCGAAGACTTCATTTTGTGGCAACTCCCGTTGGCGCGGGGCAACCAGTACGTCCACGCCATTCTCTGCTCACACGGGGCCACGACCCTGCCGACTTCGGCAGCCATGAATGAATTGATGAAGGAAGTATCCAATGCCAGCCACTCTTAACGCCGTCTTAGGACTCAACACCGAGCAATTCAAGTCGGGCCTGAAATCTGCCGAGCAAAGCGCGGCAGTGTTCGCCTCGCAAATGCCGAACAAGATCGGCGCGGCGGGGAAGGCTTTTGACTCCTACAATTCCAAACTGGCAAAGTTCAGCGGACATTTTGCGGGAGCGGGCAAGTATGAGTTCATGCTCATCAGCGGGATTACCAACGCCCTTGAGGAAGCGAACGGCAGTTGGAGCAAGTTCGGCAAGTCGCTGGCGCAGACAGCCGCTTTCGCCGCTTCCGCCGTCGCCGTGTCCACGGCCATCAGTTCGATCAAAGACGAAGTGAAGTCGCTGGATGACGCCTTGCAAGCGGGTGGATTCAAGAAGAAGGGCTTTGGTGGCCTGTTGGAAGTCACCGGTTTCAAGGCGGGCACCGGCAACGAGATTGACACGCAAGCCCTCGCCAAGCGGTTTCTGCGCGAAGACCAAAACCGGCCCGTCGCATTGATGGAGCAGTGGATTGCTACTCAGAAGAAGGCGGGAAAAACCTTTGAGCAGATTGCGGAATGGCAGAAGGAACACCTTGAACTCATCAAGGAAGAAATCGGGCTGCAAAATCAACTGACGACCATCCGCCGTAAGAACACCGAACTTGAACCCAAGACGGTTGCCGAACTCGACCGGCGCGTCAAAGACCTTCCCAGCCTAATCGAAGGCGCGCAGCGGCTTTCGCAAGAAGGGTTCGGCGTGCCGGATTCGATCAAGAGCGAGGCGGGCCTGCGTGCGCTCCGCTACCAAGTCGAACTGGAAAACCTCCAATCCAAACGTCCCGGCATGGTGGAAGCCGAAAAGCAAAAGAGCATTGCCGACGCGGAACGGGCGCGGCTGGAACTAATCAAGGAACGCGAGCGGACAATCCAGAACATTGCCCACCTCGAACAGCAGATTGCCGACCAACGGGAAAGCAACGTCATGGCCGGCCTGGACGAGGCCGGCAAGCGGGAACGGCTCACCGGCAAGATCGGCTTCGGCGCGATGCAGGCGGCCTTCAGCATGATGACCG